CTCTCCCCCCAGGATCACCTCCGTCGAATCACGGGACTCGAAAGGGACGCATCTAACTTCAGGAACATCTGGACTGAGCTGCAACAATACGTAGCCCCTTGGCGTGACCCAGTAAATAACCAGACTTCACGCGGCCAGAAGCAGACAGATAGAATCTTCGACTCCACGGCCTCTAATCTTAGCGTCCTTGCCGCCAGTGCTGTCCACGGACTCACGATGCCAGCGGGGACCAAGTGGTTCTCAGTAGCTCACCCGGACCCAAAGACTAATGAAATAGTCCCAGTTGGGCGGTGGCTAGAAGGAACCCAGCTCAAGATCAACGCGGCCTTTGACCAAAGCAACCTGGCACAGGAGAGTCAAGAGCTTATCACTGACCTGCTGATCTTCGGCACAGGCTGTATGTATTGGGAGCTTCAGCCCCCCTCGGCCCTTAAAGCCTTCCCCGGCCTACGCTTTCGCACCATGCCCCCCGGCTCTTACGTCATCGCAGAGAATGCTGACGGCCTTGTGGACACGGTGTATAGAAAGTTCATCCTCTCAGCGGAAGCTATCCAGCGGCGCTGGGGTGCTGACAGCGGCCAAGAAGTGATGAAGAAGCTAGCGGCCAACCAGCCAGATGCTCGCTTTACCATCGTCCACGGCGTGTGGCCACGTGACCCCCGGAGCGTTACCCCTGGTAATGACCTTAGAATCCCGGTAGGTCGGCGGCCCTATGCTGAAATCTGGATGGTAGCAGGTGAGTCTACCCAGAGTGGTGTAGGCGCCCTTCCGGCCCAAACACCTAGTAACAATGCACATGTCCTTTCTAAGGATGGGCGATTTGAGTTCCCCTTCCTGGTCCCCCGCTGGCGTAAGATGAGTGGAGAGACCTATGGCCGCTCCCCTGGCATCGACGCCCTCCCGGACATTCGGACCTTGAACAAGGCGGTGGAGCTCCGGCTCAAGGCATGGTCCCTGGCCATTGCCCCTCCCATGGCGGTCTCAGATCGAGGAGTCATTGGGGAAGTCAGGTTGGTTCCTTTTGGGCGAATCAACACTCGGGGGAATCCGAGAGAGGCTTTCGAGACCTTAGACATCGGTGCAAACTTTAACGTAGCGAACTTCCAGGAGGAGCAGCTACGGGACCAGATCAGACGATCCTTCTTTGTGGACCAGCTCCAGGCCCATGCCTCCCAAGGGCTGAGCCCCAAGAGCGCCACTGAGGTCTCTATCTCCTTTGAACTGATGATGAGAATCCTTGGCCCCGTGGCCTCGCGACTCTCAGTAGAGCTTCTAGCCCCCCTCATCCGAGGGACCTTTAAGATGATGCAGCGGACCGGTGGGTTGGAAGAACCCCCTGGTGAAGTGCTCATCGACGGCGACATAGCAGTGGTCTATCAGGGACCCCTAGCTCGCGCCCAGTCAATTCAGGAAGTGGATGCGATCACCCGGCTTCTCCAAGTGGTCCTTCCCATAGCTGAGTCCCACCCCGAGGTAATGGCTTGGTATGATTTCTCTGAGATGGGTAAGGTAATCGGCGAAGCAGTCAGTGTACCTAAGAGCGTGATGAAGACCCGTAAGCAAGTTGAACAAGAGCAGGCCGCACAGCAGGAAGCAGCGGGCGCACAGCAGGAACAGTCTGACCTCCTAGGCAGTGCTGAGATTCTGAACAAAATAGCCCCTGCAGCGATTGCTGGACAGCGAGCCCAAGGATAGCCCTAAAGGGCAAGAGGATGACCATGGATAATTTAGACCTAGCATACTTCCACACATTTACCAGTGCCCCAGGGCAGATGGTGATTGAAGACTTGAGGGCCAACTTTTATGATGTGCCTCTCTTCAACCCAGCAGAACCTAGCGCACTCGGGTTATCATTTAGGGAAGGTCAGCGGTCTATTATCCTGGACATCCTCAATACCATTGACAGGGCTAAGAGTGGATTTAAAAAAGAGATCCCGACTTCCTCTGAAGGGGAAGGTGAGGAAGACCCATTTTAACAAGGACTAAGGAATGGCAGATGATAGCTTATTAGGCGGTGGCAGTGAGGTCCCAGTTGTACCTGCAGAAGCAGATGCCGGGAACCAATTGATAACAGACTCTAACCTGACCCCTTCCGAGGGCGGCTTTGACTGGCGCTCTTCACTCCCCACGGAGTACGCAGATAACCCGGCCTTAGCAGATATCCCTGACTACGGCACGATGGTTAAGAACTATGTGAACGCCCAGAGCCGCTTAGGCTCCTCCATTAACCTGCCCGGCGCTGAAGCTACCCCGGAAGAAATCTCAGCTTTCCACCGCAAGCTTGGTGTCCCTGAGACAGCCGAGGGTTATAAAGACGCCTTCACGAGCGCAGGAATGGCCCTAGAAGGCGAAGAAACCCTGGCCCTTGTTGAGGCAGCCAGAGCTGAAGGAATCACACCAGCGGCCTTCGTGAACCTCCTGAGCAAGTATAACGAGATCACAGGCGACATGATCGCGGTAGATAACGCCGCACGTGAAGCCAGCACGCAAGATGCCTCCAAGATCCTCCGGGCTGAATGGGGTGCAGACTATGATAAAGAACTGGGCCTAGCCCAGCAGGTTGTCAAGACCTTTGGAGACGATGAGTTTACTAGTGCTCTCGCAGCCAGTGGTGCAGGCAACAGTCCGGCAGTCATTAAAGCATTCGCGGCTATAGGTGCTGCCTTGGCTAACGGCGGCTTTATTGACGGCTCCACAGTAGGAGCACTATCTAAACAAGATGCTACTGCCCAAGCGAACGCACTTATGGCAACCCCTGCTTATCTAAATAGCCAGGACCCAGGCCACAAGAGCGCTATGGAGCAAGTAGAGAACTTGTTTAAAATTGCTTACCCTGGCACTATCTCGTCAGTGTAACAAAAGCTTTGCTAGGTCCGCTCCGGCGGGTAACTTATCGGGCTTCTATTTGGTTTACCTCTCTTTATCCTAACCAACCCTAGAAGGGCTACCCACGATGTCTGTTACTATTACCGTTGCACAGGTTGCACAGTACACCTCTAATCTCCAGATCAAGTACCAACAAGAAGGCTCGGTCCTGCGCCCATTCGTGCGCTTAGAGCCCCAGACTGGCCGCTACCATTACTTTGATTTGCTGGCCCCCACGGCTGCGGTCAAGAATGTTGGCCGTCACGCTGACACCCCCCTGGTCGATTCCCAACACGAACGGCGCCGGGCAGAAATGAATGACTATGACTGGGCAGACTTGATTGATGATCAAGATCGCGTCCGCATTCTCATCAACCCGGAAGGCGCTTATGTCTCCAATGCAGTGAACGCAATGGGCCGCGCCATTGACATTTCCCTCATCGAAGCCTTTGACGCTAACAGCATCAATGGTGAGAGCGGCGCTACCTCCACCGCGTTCCCGGCTGGGAATGAAATTGGTGGGACTGGTATCCCGATGAGTGTCGACCTGCTTCGTCAGGCTGGCAAGTTCTTTGATGACGGCAATGTTCCTTCAATGGACCGCCACATCATGTTGGCTCCTGAGCAAAAACAACGTCTCTTGGCTGAGACCGAAGTGACTTCGAGTGACTTCAACACCGTCAAAGCGCTCGTGCGTGGCGAGATCGATACCTTCATGGGCTTCATGTTCCACCACATGGATCCGGCACTCGTGACCTTATCGGGCACCGAGCGTACGATCTTTGCATGGCACAAACGGGCAATGGGCCTGGCCATGGGTATGGAATTGAAAACCGATGTGGGTCCCCGTCGCGACAAACGTAACAGCATGCAAGTGTATGTTACTGGCGTCCACGGTGCCGTGCGTATTGAAGATGCAGGCGTGCTCCGCATTATTGCTGATGAGGCGTAGTAACTATGCCAGCTACAACCTGGGCCGAAATGGAGGCAGGTAGGCTGGTGCTTCGAGCAGGTCTTGATCACTTACAGGTCCGCATTAAACGTGTGGACCTGTATAGCGTTCGGGATATGCGAGCGGCGTCTGTGAATGGTCGTGAAGAGACGGCTACGAATTCAGACGCCAGCACCTGGGTCGACCACAACTACGACACTACCCGCTCACTCTTTAACACTTCGATGGTAAACTTAGAACCGTAAAAGGAAATAAATCATGCCTTTAACTCCCCTGTTCTCCGCTGAATACCCGCAGACTGGTGGGCGTGGAAACTCGTTGGACCAGCCGGGCTCGCCTCTGTTCATGGCTCAAGGGCTGTGGACCTCGACTGTTGCCGGTGTTGGCGTAGCTTCAGTCATTAAATTGCCTGCTGGCACGATCCGCATTTACCCCCAGTTGTCCTACCTGTTAACTGGCAACACCTCGGTTGCCACGGCTGACTTGCACGTTGGCTATGCTGCCCATACTACCCAAGCCGGTGTTGCTGTTGTTGCTGACGACAATGCTTTCTTGGACAATGGCGACTTAGGCGGCGCGGTCCTGAGTGGCGTGTTG